AACAGTCAACACAGTTCTTGGCGAACAAAGTACGCGAAGAGCAGATGTACAATTTAAACCTAGAGGAAATGGTAACCAAGAAACAGCAGATGTACTTTCTAGGTTGTACATGCAGATTTCAGATAATAACAAAATAGAATGGTTAGAAAGCCAAGTATTTTCTGATGGCTTAATTCAAGACAGGGGTTGGTTTGATGTCCGTATAGATTTTTCAGATCATATAAATGGAGAAGTAAGAATTACAAGTAAGGATCCTTTAGATATTATTATTGATCCTGATGCTAAAGAATATGATCCAAGAACTTGGAATGAGGTTTTTGAAACTAAGTGGATGAGCTTAGATGAAATAGAAGAAGTCTATGGTCAAGATAAAGCAGATAAACTTAGAGTAATTGCTGAAGTTGGTACAACTTTAGGTGCAGACTCTATGGAGTATGAAGATTCAACTTATGGAGATACTGAACAAGAAAACCATCAAGGTAATAGCTACCCAAATAATCCAGAAGACGCAAAAATGTTGCGTTCTATAAGGGTTGTAGAAAGACAACATTATAAATTAAAAGATTGTATATTTTATGTGGATCCAGTAACTGGTGACCAAAGACAGGTTCCTTATGCTTGGGGAAAAAAGAAAAGAGAAAAATTTGCTGATGATTATGGCCTTTATATAGTAGAGAAAAAAGTTAGAACGGTCCGTTGGACAGTAACCGCGGACACTGTTGTTTTACATGATGATTGGTCTCCTTACGAGCATTTTACTTTGGTTCCTTATTTTCCATATTGGAGGAGAGGTAAACCCTTTGGCATGGTGCGTAATTTAATATCACCACAAGAACAGTTAAATAAAATTTCATCTCAAGAGTTACACATCGTTAATACAACTGCTAATAGTGGTTGGGTTGTGGAGTCGGGTTCCTTAACGGGGATGAATGCAGATGATTTAGAAGAACACGGTGCGGAAACTGGTTTAGTACTCGAGTTTAACCGCGGTAGTACCCCCCCTGGTAAAATACCGCCAAACCAGATTCCCACCGGTCTAGATAGGATAAGCCAAAAAGCAGCTTTAAATATAAAACAAATTAGTGGCATAAGTGATTCTATGTTGGGTACAGATGGGGCCGAAGTTTCTGGAATTGCTATTCAAGCAAAACAGAATCGTGGTGTTTTAATGATTCAGGTTCCTTTGGATAATTTGAAAAAGACAAGACAATACTTAGCAGAAAAAGTATTGAATCTTGTACAAAGATATTATACTGAAGAGAGAATTGTTCAAATTACTGATGAGGCAGACCCATTTAAACCTAGAGTTCCTATGGCTGTAAATCAAGTTACTCCAGAAGGACAAATAATAAATGATTTAACTTTAGGGGAGTATGACGTTATTATTGCAACTGCTCCAGCTAGAGATAATTTTGACGAAGTACAATTTGCAGAAGCAGTAGAACTTAGAAAGGTTGGGGTTCCAATTCCAGATGATCTAATTGTTGAATACTCACACTTAGCGCGTAAAGCAGATATTGCACAACGTATAAGACAGATGCAAGGCACTGAACCACCAACTCCGGAACAAGCACAGCTTGCACAATTTGAAATGGAGTCTAGAATTAGGTCCACACAACTTGAGATTGCTAAACTTGAAGCAGAAGTTCAAAACTTACAATCCGCTTCTCAACTTAATATGGCTAAAGCTCAAGGCGAAGCTGCAGATCCAGAACTTAAAGTTGCTGACCTACAAAGTAAAATACAAATGAAGAGAGAAGAACTGGAGTTACGTGAGCGGTTATCAGAGATGACAAACCAGGTACGTACAGGACAAACAGAAACCCAGGCAGCTGCCAAGTTGGCCACTGCCGCCATGAAACCTACAGGAGGTAAATAAAAATGGCTAAAAGTAAAAAGAAAAATACCACAAAAGTGGAGGATGACACATTAATGATGGATGTAATGCCAGGAGCAGATGCTATTTCTGAAGAAGACGAAAAAGCGTCTAGTGTAGATTTGAATTTTGAAGACACTCCAGAGGAGGAAGCAAAGAATGAAGAAGTCAAAGAAGAAGATGACTCTCCTTCAGAAGAAGAGGCTCCTGAAGAGGACACAAAACCAGAAACTGAGGAAGAAGAAAATGTTGAGCCAGAAGCTACTAGCGAAGAAGGAGTGGATGAAAACAGCGAGGCAGATGCACAAGCAGATATTCAGCCAGTTGAAGGAAGCGAGCAAAGCCCTCCAGATAGAGAGCCAGAACCCCAAGAAGTAGAGCAGAAAAAAGCACCAATGGTGCCTAAATCTAGGCTTGATGAAGTATTAGCTAAAAATAAAGCTATGCAAAAAAAGCTAGAAGAAGCAACAACTGCAGAAAAAGAAGCGATGGAGAATGCACCAAAGTATGATTTTGATGCAAAAGAAGTCGAATATCAGGATTTAGTGCTCAATGGAGAGACTAACAAAGCTGTAGCACTTAGAAATGAGATAAGAACGGCTGAAAAAGACCAATTTATGTTTGAAGTTCAAGCGAAAATGGGCCAAACAGTGCAACAAAGTCAAGAAATGACTGAATTACAGGCCAAAGCGACTGAAATAGAGAATATTTTCCCTATTTTAAATGAAAATAGTGCTGATTTTGATGCAGAGTTACAAACTGAAGTGATAGATTTACGTGATGCTTTTGTTGTACAGGGTTATACTGCTGCAGATGCACTAGCAAAAGCTACAAACTATACTTTAGCAGCTAAAAAACCTGAGTTGTTGCAAGGTGCACCCGAAAAACAAGCTGACCCTGCGCTTCAAGTAAAGAAACAAACCGCTACGGTTAATAAAAAATTACAAGCAGCTGAATCTCAACCTCCTGATATGAAAGGAGAGGGAGCAAATACTAAAGGTGAGAAAAAAATAGACTTATCTTTGTTATCAAGTGAAGAGTTTGATGCTCTTCCCGCTGAGACATTGCGTAGAATGCGTGGTGACTTTGGTTAACCATTAGTATAAGATATAAGAATTCGTTGCTAAACGATACTTAGCTCGGGTCGTTCCGATAAAAAAACGTTACCACCCGTCATGGTGTAAAACTGGTCGAGTTCATGGTCGTAAAATTATGAAGGCGTTTCCCCAACGACAAAGGGTATACGGATAAATAGTCGCTCCAATAAGTTGACTAATTATTTATTTAATTTTGGAGGATAGCCCAATGGCTAACACAAATTTTAGCTCGTTGACCAGTGAACAACTTACTATCTGGTCGCGTGATTTTTGGCGTGTCGCTAGGAATATGTCCTTTATTAACCAATTCGCAGGTAGCGGATCTAATGCTATGGTTCAGAAAATATCTGAACTTACTAAATCAGAAAAAGGAGCTAGAGCTGTATTAACACTTTTAGCTGACATGACTGGTGACGGTATCGTTGGAGACAACACCTTAGAAGGTAATGAAGAGACCTTAAGAGCCTACGACATTGTCGTACAACTTGATCAAATGAGATTTGCAAACAGACTTTCCGGTCGTCTTGCTGATCAAAAATCAGTTGTTAATTTCCGTGAGAACTCACGTGATGCACTTGCTTATGCAATGGCGGATCGTATTGACCAATTAGCGTTCTTAACGCTTTCTGGTATTTCTTACACAATCAAAAATAGCGGTGCTTTGAGGCCTGTTCTGAATTCAGGACAAAATCTTGGCGACCTTACTTTTGGTTCAGATGTATCAGCTCCAACTTCTAACAGACATAGAAGATGGGATGCTACTAGTAAACTTGTTGCTGGTGACGTAACTGCGGTTGTAGCTGCGGACACTATTACTTACGAGACTCTTGTTGCTCTTAAAGCTTATGCTAAAGACAACTACATTCGTGGTATTAAAGGAACAGGTGGAGATGAGGTATATCATTTATTTGTATCACCTCAAGTAATGGCTGACCTTAAACTTGATTCAGATTTCTTGGCTAACGTCAGAAATGCTGGAGTCAGAGGACCAAGCAACAGCTTGTTCGCTGGTTCTTCAAGTCTAATGGTTGACGGTATTATGGTCCATGAGTTTAGACATGTGTTCAATACAGAGAACGCAACTACTGGAACATCTTCAAATGCCGGTTCTGCTGGATACAAATGGGGCGCTGATGCTGACATCAACGGTTCTGCTTGTTTATTCTGTGGAGCACAAGCTCTTGCTATGGCAGATATTGGTCTACCACAAATAGTTGAAGATACTTTCGACTATGGTAACCAAAATGGTATCTCCATTGGTAAAATCTTCGGTCTTAAAAAGCCTAAATTTAACAGTGACTACAATGGTAGCACTGAAGATTTTGGTGTTGTTAGATTGGATGTTGCATACTAAGTATGTTTTTGTGGGTGGTTCTTTTTGAGCCACCCCTTTTTTAGGAGAAAAATATGAAATTTTTTATATATTTGTTGGGTGTTGGGTTCTTTGTTACCTCATGTGCAACAGTTGGGTCTGTTATAGAAGGCGGAAAAGATATAGCTTTAACTACTGTAGATACAACTGTAAAAACTGTTGGTAATGTTTCAGGCGCAGTATTTACAGATGTTAGTGATGTTGTTACTACTGTAGCAGAAACCTATGATGGCGTAGTAAATACTGTAGTAGATAATGTTGATAAACAAACTGACAAACTTCAACCAAAGGATGAAGACTAGTTAGTTATTTTAGGAGTAGACTATGATAGTAATATCAGATATTGACAGGTATATTTCAACCACCTGGGGCGCATCAATCAGATTGGAAGCTGGCGTACCAAAAGAAGTTGGACAGGATTTAGGCTTATTGTGCTTACAAGAAGGTTGTAAAGAGCATAAACCACATTCAATCAAAGATAAAAAGCCAAGTGAACCTATTAGGGCTAGAGATGAGAAAGGACATTTTATTCCTGACGACCCCTCTACACCTGATATAAATGAAGCCTATGTAGATGGTAAAGCACCTGTTAAGAAAAAAACAGTTGCTAAGAAAACAACTAAGAAGAAAACTACTAATAAATAATGGGCACATTAACGGGCGCTAATCTAATATCTAGAATACAGGACACCCTGCAAGATACTACAGGTGTTCGTTGGGTTTCGGCTGAATTACTTCGTTATATAAATGATGCACAAAGAGAAGTTGTTAATTTTAAGCCAGCTTCCGCAGCTGATCATTCTAATATCCAGTTAGCTACTGGAACGGAGCAATCTATCCCTGATGTAGCAATGTCTTTAATAAAAGTAGTACGCAACATGAGTGCTACTGGCGGCAGTGCAACGGGTGGAAGAACTATTAGACTTGTGGATGTAGATATTTTAGATTCTATGGAACCTGATTGGCATAGTGCCTCTGTTACAGGAGACGCAACTCATGGTTCTATAATAAAACATTATGTTTATGATCAAGATGACCCTAGGAGATTTTATGTTTATCCAGGAGTTAAATCTGGGTCAAATGCTTATGTAGAACTTGTTACTGCTAGAAGTCCTACTGATTTAAGTGCTACAAGCAGCACTATTTATATAGATGATGTTTATGGAAATGCTTTAATAGATTATGTTTTATTTAGGTGTTACATGAAAGATTCTGAATTTGCAGGGAATGCGCAAAGGGCTAGCCAACATTACCAGTTATTTATGAATAGTGTGTCAACTGGTGTATCTGCCAGCAATTTAATTAACCCTAATTTTGATCGGTTTAAACAAAATATTGTTCCACCACCTACTCAAGAGATAGGAGTATAAAATGGCAGCTTTTGATTCACTAATAAAAGAAGTACTTCCTTACGTACCAAATTGCCCAGATTCTTTAGTAGAATCACATATGCGTTCGGCTACAATTGAGTTTTGTGAAAGATCAAAAGCTTATGTATATGATTTAGACCCTATTACAACTATTGGCGGTGTGTATGAGTATGAATTTGATCAACCAAGTGGGACAGATGTACATCAAATACTTTGGATGACTTATGATGGAGATGATTTAGATCCAATAAGCCCAAGAAGTTTAGAACTTAATTATCCTGATTGGAGAGATAGAACGGCTTTACCACAGGTTTATTTACAAAAAACAGCAGATGTTTTTTGGGTTATCCCAGTCCCAAATAGTGCTATTACAAGCGGGATCTTACTTAGTGTTGCTTTAAAGCCAAGTAGAACTACTAGTAATATTGATACTGCTTTTTCTAACAGCTATAGAGATGGTATAGTTTATGGAACTTTGTATAGGTTATTAAGAATTCCAGCAAA